CTCCGGTAGGGGTCGCTGTACCGGAACGGCGGCTGCCCGCCCGGCGCGTTGACCTCGTACACGAACACCTGCGTTCCGACCGTCTCACGCACCTGGTCGCCGGCTCGCGGGAGGATCGGGCCGGCCCCGAGGTCAAGGTCCGCCGCCCGCACAAGGAAGTCCCGTGACTCGACGCGGTGAATCAGCCCGGCGTCGTCTGCCTGCTCGAACTCGGTCCTGCCGATGGTCGCCAGGATCTCTTTGGCTTCGGCCCCGCGCTGGTACACCACGGTGCGGCTCATGTGCTTGTGCCGCTGGTCATCCAGGAACGCCGAGCCGCGATCGAGCAGGTCGCCCATATATGCCTCCGGCGGTCACTGCAGGAGGCGGATGCGGACGGTGGTGTCGGCGTCGACGGTGGTCTTCACCGTCTTGCCGATGAGCTTGTTGGCGCCCGCCGCGGCGTTCTTGGTCGCGTTCTGCGCCCCCGCGTCCCAGTAGGCGTTGGTGCCGGCGGGCATCCCGCTACCCGCGCCCAGCGCCTTGGGGAAGTCGAACACCCCGGACACTGCGAGGGAGCCGAGCTGGTTCGCCTTGATGGGGCCCTGCGCCACGCCCACGAGTTCCGCTTGGACGACCACAGCGCCGGTGAGCACATCCGCGCCCGGGGTGTAGTCGATCGATTCGCCTTCATGCACAAACTTTGCCGGTCCTGCTGCCATGCTGCCATCTCCTTCGTCGGGTGTGACCCCGGACTCTTCTTCGCCGATGCCACTGCCGATCTCTGCGCCTGCTCCCATGGGCTTACACCTCGCCCTTGCTCTTCACGCCGCCGCGGGGGTCCTGCAGCGCGACGCCGAAGTCGTGGTACCCGCGCATCCGCACGCCGAGCTGGCTGAAGTCCGCGTCGGAGGTCTCGATGGTCGGGGCCTCCTGTCCGTTGAGGAACGCCATCTCGATGACCGGCAGGTCGCTCGGGTCGGCGAGGAGGTACCACGCCTTGGCCGAGTTGCCGGTGTAGAGCGCGTTGGACAGGTACCGGCTGACCTCGATGCGGAACTTGCCCTGGTGCGGGTTGGCCACGGGGAACTTGGTGTTCGCCGTGGTATCCCGCATCTCGACGCTCTTGTAGAGCTGCGTGCCAACTGCTGAGAGTGCTGTCGGCACCAGGAGGATCGACGGCATGACGCCCGTGGGCTTGCCGTCGGAGTCCACGAGGTCCATGAACGTGACCTCGCCCTTGGTGAGGCCGTCGATGCCCAGCGCGGTGTCCGCGCCCGAGATGAAGTTCTTGTTGCCGACGGCGAAGAACGCGGCGTTGTTCATGAACGCCGTCCAGAACACGTCGTTGATCTTGAGACCCGATCCGCGACCGAGCTTGCGGGGGACCGTGGTGATCGCGCCCAGGTCGTCGTTGATGATGTCGCGGCGGTCGATCGCCAGCATTAGGCCGTAGGTGTCGGCCTTGTTGCTGTAGGTCTCCTCGCCCAGCGTCCCATGCTTGAGCTCGCCGCCGGGGGCGACCTGCTCGTACTGGTCCTTGCCGACCAGGCGGTAGCTCGTGACGGTCTTGAAGTCGCTGACATTGCGGACGGCGCAGATGCTCCGCCAAACACGCTCGACGCTGAAGAAGCCCTCGAGCAGGAACTTGTTGGCGACGTTGGAGAGGATGCCGCCGACATCGATGATGGTCATCCCCGCCTCAATGCCCCGCCCGAAGGCGGCCTCGAGGACGCGGCGGCTGTCACGGAACGTGCGGCCGGTGTACCCGTTGGCGATGGCGGCCTCGATGAGCAGTTCCTGCAGGCCCAGCCCGCTCTGGAATCGCTTGGCCGCGACTTCGAGCGCCTGCGCCGAGCAGACTTTGTCGAGTCCTTCGAGCTTGGCGCTCTGGAAGCACGCGGCCTCCAGGACCTCGCCGGTGATGCTCGTGTCGGGGGCGTGGATGGCCGGGGCCTTGGGGCGGCTGGCGCGGAGCACTTCCAGCTCGGTGCGGGTCGCATCCCAGCCGTCGCGGATGGCCTGCGCCTCGATGTCGAGGTGCTTGCCGGCGCAGATCTTCCGCACCGCCGCGATGCGGCTGGTCTCCGCGAGGGCTTCGGCGCGAAGCGCGGCAGCGCCCGCCCCGGGCGCGGGATCGACATCACCGACGGCCGGACTGCCGCCCCCGCCTTGCTGGGCGGCGATGGAGGCGCTGGTGCGCCCGTCGGCACCGAGGTCCACGAAGCTGATCTCGCCGAGCGTCGCCTTGCGGACAACGTTGATGGGGCCGGAAAACTCCAGCCCATTCACGATCGACTTCTGCGACTCGCGGATGAACTCGAACTCTTCGACGCTGGCGCCCACCGACGCCTGCCAGGGGAACCCGTTCCGCGAGGACGCGACCACCTCGCGGGCAGTCGCGGTGTCGCGCGAGATCACGCCGGTCGCCACGAGCTGCCCGCCCTCGACCTTGATCGCGTCGGTGTGGCCGACGCCAGCGGCCGGGTCATGGGCGAACCGGATCGGGCGGTTCTGCGACGGGACCGACAGCCCGGCGAGATCGAGCACCACGGGATGACGCCAGCCGGCGACGCGCATGGCACCGCCGGTGTACGCCAGCATCTTGAAGCGAGGCAGTGCCTTCTCGGCATCGGCCCCGCCAGCGCCGGCGGCGATAGCGGTGATCTCCGCCGTGCCGGTGAGCGTGAGCGGAGACGTGCCCGCGGGCGCAGCGGCGGCTTCAAGCCGCAGACGCTTGGGCGCGAGTCGGGTCTTCGGAGCGGTGGGGGTCGGAGTCTTCGTTGCCATCGGTGTCGTCCTCTTTGGGTGCGGGCGCGCTGCCTGCGGGAGCCGTGGGGGGCGGGGGGGCAGGGGTCAGGCCGAGTTCATCCATGAGCACGAGCTCTTTGGCGCGCTGGCGGAGCTCTTGCTCCCAGTCGCGTCCCTGGCGGGCGAACTCGGCGGCGAGGGTCGTTGTGTGGTTGGCCAGGCGCGTGGCCTGGGCGGTCGCTTCCTTGGCGGGATCGACGTGCTCGACGCCGTCCCAGAACCATGCGTGCTCGGGCAGTGCCACCCCGCGTTCACGAAGCGACTGCGGGAGCAGTCCCTCCACGAGCACCGCTTCGTTGAGCCAAGCCTTGAGCAGGCGGTCGAGCACGGCGAGCTGCAGGTGGTGCTGCTCGACACGGATGCTCTTGAAGTACACCTGGTGGTCCAGGCGGCCGCTGGCGTAGTTGTAACCCGAAGAGTTCCCCGCTGCGACGTTGAATGGCATGTTCAGGCAGCGGGCGATCTCGTTGAGGATCTCGCGCTTGAACTCGCCGAAGGTGGTCGTCGGCTGCTCCGCGTGAACCTGTCCAAGCTTCCAGCCGCCGGGAAGCACCGTCGCGAGACGCTGCTCGAGCTCGACCTCGTCCATTGGCTCCAGCGGATCTGCCTCGCCGTTGGGAGGCGCGTCGGTGTAGATGACGGCGGCGAAGTTGGCGGCGGTCTCGGCGGCGGCGATCGTCGCCAGCGTGTACCGGCGGAGCTGCGCGAACAGCGGAAGCGCCGGCGTGATGTCCGGGATGCCACGGAGTTGACCGGGCCGATCGGATCGGAAGTAGTGCACGACGGCCGACGCGGCGAACGTGTCGTAGGCGGTGAGGTCGTCGATTGGGGCGCGGAGAAGGCCGCTGTCGCCCGGATGCCGCTTCAGCACTCGGTACGCGGACGGGCTACCCCACTGGTCGAGCACGATGCCGTCGATCTCGTCGGTGCGCCCACGCCGGAGAAGCGGCGTGCAGACCTGGTCCGCCTCGATGAGCTTGAGGTCCAGCGATACGGGCGACCCCCACGACGCGATCGCGGGGTTGTTGACCAGGAGCGCGAACGCCTCGCCGCTCTCGGCCCGGGCCAGCCGCATCGTCCGGAGCTTGCCGGCAAGGTCCACGGCCCGGGACCACTGCTCGAACGCGTCCTCGATGCGGGCGTTGGCTTCGGCGTCATCAGTGAGCATCTGCAACCGAGGACCGGTGCCGATGGTGTCGTTGGCGAGCGTGAGGGCGATGCCCTTCGCGTAGGAGTTGTTGGCAACCTCGTACCGGGCGCGGTTGCGGAGGATGCGCCGGACTTCGGGATTCACCGCGGCGTTGGGCGAGAGACCGTCTGCGTTCGCCCAGTGCTTCCGGTTGTCGGGCGTGGTCTGCGCCGAGTCGAACTTCGCCACCACGAACCGTCGCGGGCGACCGCCGCGCGGAGCGTCCGTGCTCCGCTCGGCGGTACGGCCGTTTCGATTCAACAGGTTGGCGATGGTCTTGAGCATGGGGTGGGGGGTGGAACTCAGACGGAGCCGGGCGGGACGATCTTGGCGAACTTGATTCCGAGGCCGGGCTTCCTCGCGGCGTCCTTGGACGCGAGGTAGCGGTCGGCCTCGATCTGGTCCTTCAGCGGGTGCTGCTCGACGCTGCCGGAGTCACCCGCCGCCTTGGCGGGACCGGCCGCGTTGTCGCGGATTGCCTGCTCAATGTCAGGGGCGGGGTCGGGCACGGAGTGCTCCAGGACTCGACAACGCGAGCCGTCTCCCGGCTACCTACGCCAACGACATGCGGGCTGTCCGCAGTGAGCGGGCTCCACACACATTCGTTCGATAGATCGAACGGCTACGTCTGGGCTTCCCGCGTCGTAACACGGCGTCCGCAATGGCGACATTCGCGCCGGCGCAAGACCGCGCCCGCGAGCAGCTTCAGGTACACCACGCGAAAGTGCTGGCAGCCGCAGACGCGACACACCAGCCCGAGCGGTGGGCCCCTGTCTTCCGGTTTGGGTTTCCTGATCCGCGGCATCAGCGTCGCTCGCCTTTCATTGCAGAGAGGCGAATACGAGGTCGGACGGTAACCTTGGCGTCCGTTCCGAAGAGCACGGCGCCTTGCATGGATGCGGCGACCGCCGACCCGACGAGGCAGTCAAGCCAGTGGTTGTCCAACCCTTCGACCCGCAGTTTCCACTCGTCCACCGTGCGGCCGCGACCCTCCGTCTTCACCCGGTACTCGCTAGTCAGGTGTTCGGACAGCAGCCGGTGCTGCTCGGCCTTCTGACCGAACAGTGATAAACACCCCGGGTCGCCCATCGGCACCGCCAGCCGCGCGTGCGCGAATGACTTCCAGTAGTTCGTATCGAACACGACGTGTCGCACTGCACGCTTGCCTGTCACAACGGGGATGCGCCAGTTGAGCCCGACGCGGTCGCCACGCTTGCGCTTGTAGTCGCTGAAGGGGACGCTGCTCGCACCCACGTAGCGACCGTGGCTGGGCATGAGTACGCCCGCGTGCGGGCTCTGGCGGCAGAACTGGTAGACCACGTCGGTGGACGATCCCCAGTTGGCATCGATCAGGCAGCGGTCGATCCGCACCATCGCGCCGTCATCGCGCCGCCATTCGCGGGCAAGATGCGACATAACGAGACGCTCCAGCCCCGCATAGATCGCGCCCTCGACGCCGGCGCGTGGCGCGGCGGCCGCCAGCGTCCGGCGCATGTCTCGCAGCGTGAAGTACCCCCCCGGCGCCTTCTGGTCCGGCTCGGTGCCATAGTCGATCACGTAGCCCGTGAAGTCGTCCTCCCACGCGGCGATGAGGTAGAACAGGGCCTTGCCCTGCACGTCCACGAACATCGTCAGCCTCGTACAACCGATGGGCACCTCGGCCCGTGCCTGCCCGTTGGCCTTCGCGGCGATCTGGTCGGCGGTGAGCAGGTCGTCCGCGGCCTGGACCTCCGGCAGCGGCTCGTTCTGGTATTCCGCGAAGAACGCCGCTTCGTCCTGGAGTTTCAGATTCATCGCGTGCTGGATGGCGGACAACTCATCGTGGTTGAACCGCTCCGGCCATGCGATCCTCGCGCCCTCGTCCATCGCCGTGCGATGCTGGCCGTAGAACCCCGTGGCGTCGGCGAGACCCCGATCGTGTCGCAGGCCCTCAGCCCGGAGTTCGGCATACCGCTGCCAAAGCGCTTCGCGTGCGGGGAAGGCGTACACCATCTTCGTCCGTTCGCCCTGCCACTGGGGGTGCTTATCGCGGTCAAGGATGCGGTCGGCCAAGTCGTCGGGACGAACCACCGTCAGCGTCATTAGCCCCGCGATCTTCTTTCCCGGTCCCGCCAGGCCGAGGATCGCGCCGGCGAGGATGCGTTCGCGGTTGGCGCATTGCGACGGCGACCTGGCGCTCTCATCGGTCTGCGGATCGTCGATCAGCACCAGCGACGGACGCGCCGAGGTGCCGTCGGCCCGCTTGTGCTTCATGCCCCGAATGCGCCCGGTGATGCCCGCCACGCGGATGATCGCGCCCGCCGCCGGTGAGCCCGGGATCGTCGGCAACACGATTTCCTTCGCGGTCCATCCGATGTGCGTCTGCTTGCCCTGGAACAGCTGGCCCGACGCCCGCTGGTGGATGCCTTCGAGGGACCGAATAGGGTGGCAGGCCTCGGGAAAGTCGCCGGCGAGCAGCTCGCTGTTCTCCAGCTCCGCCTTGATGCTCTCCAGCATCCCGGCCGCGTGCTCCTCGTCCGAGCCGATGAGCGCCACGAAGTCCCGGTGCCCATAGAGCATCGCCCAGAGACAGGCGACCTCGCAGAGGCTGGTCTTGCCGCTGCCGCGCGGCATCGCCATCGCAAACAGCCCGCCCTCCAGGACCGCCTGCTCAATCTTGGAAACGACCCGCAGGTGGTCGGGGGACCACGGGAGATGAAACGTCTGCGCGAAGTATGCGTCGCAGAAGTACCGAAAGTCCCGAGCGGCCCTCTCCTTCCGCGCCGGGTCAGCGATGGGCGGCAGTTCGCCGATGTCCCGTCCCGAGAGCGAGAGAATGGCGTTGCGGAGGCGAGCCCGCTCCTTCATCGCTTCGTAGCCGGTGAGGCCAGCGGGTTCGGCGGCGGCCGCGGCAAGCGCTTCGTGCCGCGTCGCCACGAGCCACGCGACGTATCGGAACAGATCGACCTTCCCCGCGTCGCCATCCGCCGCGACGCGGAAGCCCGCGCGCGTGCGATGGCGGTGGAGCTGCCGCTCGCTCACCACCTCGCCCAGCGGAGTGCTATTGAGCAGCCGCGCCAGTTCGCCCGGCTTGAGATTGCGCGGGTCAATCGCCACCTGCGGACATCTCCTTCACCAGCCACGCGGCGTAGTGCACGAGGTTGATGCTCCCGTCCGCGTTGGTCGGCGTGCCGGCGTCGATGTCCGCGTGCAGCATCGCTTCGGTGACCGGCTTGCCGCCAAGGCGCGTGAGCACGCGGGCCGCATCGGCCACGGGCAAGGCCGCGGGGTTCAGCCGGGACATCCCCTGTCCTCCCGCCGCCGGCCCGGAACTAGGCGCGTGTTCGGGAGTCACGCCGCACCTCCCGGACCTGGCCGTTCCGCCACTTGCCCACATGTCCCGCGTAGTCGCCCACAACCGCGATATTCACGGCGAATCCTCGCGCATTGGCCTTGCCGGTCCGCGAGTGTCATGGCTTCATGTGACCCACGCGAGCGGCAACCACGCCCGCGACGGAGACCATGAGCATGAACGCGAAGAAGCCCAAAACGACGAAGCCCGCCCCCGTCCAACCTTCCGCTCCCGAGACCTACGCCCAGCGCCGCGGCGACATCGCTCGGCTGCTCGACGTGCTCGACATGGAGCTCGCCAAGCACGCCGAGGGCGCGAAGGCCGACCCGACCAACTGGGGCCGCGTCGGGGACCTGGGCAAGGTCCGCAGCGACCTGATCGACATGGTCGGGTTCATGAGCGGGATGGAGCGCGAAGAGGTCGAGCGGTTCTTGGCCGAGTGATCCACGCCAACCACTAGGAGCAGACGCATGTTCATCAAGTCGATCGTGATCGAGGGGGTCGAGGAGAACGTCGAGATCGCCCGCACCGACGCGGGGGCGCTGGTCACCGCGGGCAACCGGGTGCTCTGCGAAATGCGGCGCGACGAGGACCGCGAGGCCAGGTACGCCAAGGCCTGCGAGGTTGCCAAGGTCGTCATGGGGACCGACCGCCGCGGCCGCCCAGCCGGGACCAACTCGATGATCCACGACGTGCTCAACGAGATCGAGCGCGTCGCCGGTTGCTGACCGCCGCGCGGCGGCGCGGGATACCGCGCCAGCCACGCTTCCCCGCCGCGATGTGCGGTGGGATTCCGCACCACCGTTTCGGAGATGATTATGAGTACGAAGACCAAGAAGGCCGCGAAGCCCCGCACCCCCAAGATGTCCAAGAGCGCTGCCCGCGCCGAGGGGGCCGCTAAGACGGACCGCCTCCGCAAGGCTGCGATCGCCGAGATCAAGGACCGCTTGGACGGGAAGCCCACCGCTCCGGCGAAGGGCGAGAAGGCCGCGAAGCCGCCCAAGGTGGCGAAGGCCCCGAAGCCCGCGAAGGAGGCGAAGCCCAAGCGCGTCAGCGCCCTCGACGCGGCCGCGCAGGTGCTCGCCGCGTCCGAGGTGCCCATGCGGGCCAAGGAGATGATCGCCCAGATGGAGGCGAAGGGCCTCTGGAAGAGCCCCGGCGGCAAGACGCCCGAGGCCACGCTCTACGCCGCCATCATCCGAGAGATCGCCGCCAAAGGGACTGCCGCCCGATTCAAGAAGCACGAGCGCGGCGTGTTCGTGGCCGGGAAGGGGGCCTGACCCATGGCCGCCACCCGCGAAGCGCAACTCGAGGCCGTCCTTCAAGCCGCTCTCTATCTCCTTGGCGCACGCCAAGACCAGATGCTCACCATCGAAGAGTGGACGGACCTCGCGCGGGCCGTCGCAGCATGCCAAGAGCGCAAGACGGCCGACTACCTCACCGAGCACGACCTCGAGGACATCGCCGAGCGCTACGCCCTCGAATGGGACACGGCGACCGACGGATCGCTCCCCACGCTCGAAGACGATTGAAGAGGGCATCACGCGCGGCTCCCCGCCGCGACCTTCTTCCGGGTCGCGGCTTTCTCTTCGGCCACACCCTTGGCAGGAAGGCGCTCCGCCTTGCGGCCCGTGAACTTCTCCCAGCGCTGCACGATCACATCGCAATAGAGCGCGTCGAGCTCCATGAGGAACGCCCGCCGCCCGGACATCTCCGCGCCGATAAGCGTGGAGCCGCTGCCGCCGAAGAGATCGAGTACGTTCTCCCCGGGCCGCGACGAGAACTCGATGGCGCGCCGCGCGAGTTCGACGGGCTTCTCGGTGAGGTGGACCATGCTCTGCGGGTTGACCTTCTTGATCGACCACGTGTCCGGCACGTTCGCGGGGCCGAAGAAGCGGTGGGCCGCGCCCTCCTTCCAGCCGTAGAAGCACCATTCGTGGTTGCCCATGAAGTCCTTGCGTGTCAGGACCGGGTGCTCCTTGATCCAGATGATCGCCTGCGCGAAGTAGAGCTCGCAGCGCTTGAGCACCGGCGGGTAGTTGCCGCAGTTGGCGTATCCGCCCCAGATATAGAACGTGCCGCCAGGGATCAGCACGCGGGTGATGTTCCCGAACCACGCCGCGAGCAGGCGGTCGAACTCATCGTCCGACACGAAGTCGTTGGCGAGCGGCCGGTCCTTGGCCCGGAGCTTCTTGTGCGTCGCGCGGCTCTTCTCGGGGTAACGGTTGAGGTCGGCGCTCTGCTGGTCGTGCTGGTCGGCCTTGCCCGGCAACGCGAACGAACTCAGGCCTGCGACGATCGCGTTGTTGCTCCGCGGCTCGACCTTCACGTTGTACGGCGGGTCCGTGTTGACGAGATGGATCGGCTGGTGATCCAGCAGCCGGTCCAGGTCTTCGTGCTTCGATGAGTCGCCGCACATCAGGCGGTGGTTGCCGAGCACCCAGATGTCGCCGGGCACGGTCGTCGCGGCGTCGGGCGGCGCGGGGACATCATCCGGGTCGGTCAGGCCGTCGTTCCCCGCCGGGGCCATGATCGCTGCGAGGTCCTCGCTGCTGAACCCGAGCACGGCGAGGTCGAAATCCACGCCCTTCAGGTCGGCCAGCTCGATGTGGAGGAGTTCCATGTCCCACGACGTCAGGGACGCGACTTTGTTGTCGGCGATGCGCAGCGCCTTCACCTGGTCCGGCGTCAGGTCGGACGCGCGGATGGTCGGCACCTCCTTCAGCCCGAGCTTCCGCGCGGCGCGCAGCCGCGTGTGCCCGGCGATGATGACGCCGTCACCGTCGATGAGGATCGGGATCTTGAAGCCGAAGGTCTCGATCGACTTGGCAACCGCATCGATCGCGGCGTCGTTGATGGTGCGAGGGTTGCGGTCGTACTCCTTGACCGCGCCGATGGGAAGCATCTCGATGTTCACAGCGATCTCCGTCGTGGGCACCGGCGAGGGCGCGGCGCATGGGCGTCGTGGTGGCCCGCCGCGCACGCGGCAGGTCATGGATCGCTGGTTGGCTGGTTCGCTGAATCGCTCGGGCGTCAGGCCCGTCCGGGGGCGGCACACCGCCCCGATTCCCGCCCGTTACGGGCCGCGCCCGTTCGCCACGGGTCCGCCCACGTTGGCCCACGTCGCGTTCCTGGTGGCGGGGCGTACCAACCCCGCCACCCGGCTGCCCCGCCCCCGGACGCGCGAAACAAACTCTGTCGCCAAGCGCGGCTGTTCCCGCGGGCGTCTCTTCGCGTCCTGGCCCGGGAAGTACCTACCGACCCCCGACCCCCTCGCCGTAAGGCTTCCGGCTGTAAGGCTCCCACCCGGGATTGCCACCCTGACCATCAATGAAGTTGGGCGGGCGGGAACGTGGCGGGGTGCGGAGGTGGGTTTCGCACGGGGAATACGCGGGGAGATGAGTGAAGAGAAAGATGATTGCTTGTTTGCATACCTCCCCGATGCCTCCCCGCGCTTAGAGAGAAACGGAGCAGACCTGCAAAGATGCAGCGAAGCCATCGAAGGGCGTTCAGGCTCGGGATACATAGCGGGTTGCGCTCCTTCCCTTGGTTGCAACTCGAACTTCATTGATTTGCCCCGTGGCAATCAGGTTGTCGATCACCTCCTGCCGCTCGCGGACGCTCAGCCACCGCGTCTTCCAGAGCAGTTGGGTGTGGCTGATCCCCTGCGTCCCGCCGTGCTCGTCGATGATCCGGAGCACGCGCTTCTGGCGGGCGTCGAACTGCCCGTCAGCGATCCGGACATGCGCCTCGAAGAGCAGGCGTCGGGTGACGTAGCTCGACATCTCGCACGCCCAGATCGCGGCGGCCTCGTCGATCACGGGTTTCTGCGGGTTGGCGGAGCAGGCGTAGATCAGGGCGAGGCGGCAGGCCTTCTCTTCGGCGCGCGACCAAACCGCCGCAATCCCCTCGCCCTTGGCTTCCATCTCCGCGTCGGCGTGGTCGGCGAGCGCATCGAACCGCGCGGCGGCCTCGGGCGTCGCCGTCACCACCAGCGGTTCCGGGTGCTCCTTGCGGAGGTTGCCACCGGGCGAGTACTCCGACCACCACCGGACGCGGTCGACCACGGACGCGGGCGGGGGAACGCGGGCGCGACGCTGCCGCCTCGGGCGCTCCGGGCTCTCGAACACCAGCAGACGTCCGATGAACCCGTCGCTGAGGCTCTCCGACGTGAGCGACTCCCAGAAGCTATCGGGGACGGTCGTGCCATAGAGCACGACACACGGCTGGTCGACCGCCTTGTTGCGTTTGGCATCCGCGTAGGCCTTGCCCCGGACGAACGTGTCGGCGGAGCTGTAGAACTTCATGAACGCGGTCAGTACGTTGAACAGGTGCGGGGCCTTCTTGGGGTCGCCGATGGTGCGGAGGAAGCGGCCGAACTCGTCGAGCTGGAACAGGATCGCCGGCTGAGCCTCGACAGCCGTGAACAGTCCCGCGTCGCTGGCGAGATCCTCGTTCCCCTCTAGGTCGTCGGCGCCGGCGGCGAAGAGGATGTCACGGGTGAGCTTGCGCGCGTGATCTTTTCCTGCGCCGCTCTTGGCCAGGCCGACGCAGTAGACGTTGGTGCGGTTGCCGCGCTCGTCGCAGACCTTGCGGCCGGCGAGCACGGCCTGCAGGGCGATCGCGCCCGCGAGCGCCAACTGGGGCTGCGGCCGCGGCGCGTACGCGACGTTGTGCGCCACGACCTCGCCGATGAGTCCAGGTACGGAGAGCAGGTGCGGCGGAAATGGCCCGGGGTCGTCCGGACGCTCTACCTTCTCTGCGTCCCCATCATGGTGCTCGGCCGAGAACGCCGACAGGTCGACATCCGTCGCTTCCGGCGGCTGATCTCCGAAGCCCTGCGCCCGCAACGCCGACGCCGCGGCGGCGAAGTCACCTGCGTGCTCGAGCATGGCGTAGACCGCGAAGGGCGCGTACGCCTGGTTAGGCTCGAAGGGCGCCGCATTGCTGGAGAAGACGTAGAACACCCCTCCCTTGAGCGTCGCGCTGGTGCCGTGCTGCTTGCCTGGCCGTCGCCAGTGCTCGTTGTCGCCCGACTTGACCATCTTCCAGCCGTGCCGGCGCAGGATCTCCCGGGCGTCGCCCCGAACGTTGAACTCGTCACCCGGCCGGACCCGCGGGCCGCAGGGCGCGGGCTGCTCGCCGACGACGGAGGGCGCGGCATCGCCGAGCCGCCAGGCGCACCCGAGCAGAACTTCGCGCTCCTCAGCTGTGACGACGGGCGTGCTTGCCAGGTTGCCGGCGATCGTCTCGTAGCCAAGCGACGGCGCGCACAGAAACATGCCGCCCTCGCCGCGGGTCTCGATGAGGGTCACGACCACGAACCAGCCGCCACCGGCGTCTTGGCGCGGCGTGAGGGTCTTGCCCGCGATCTGGATCGGCGCGCTCCCTTCGACATCCACTCGACGCTGGGCCAGCTTGGTGTTGCCGCACACCGCCGCTTCGCACCGGTACACCACGTGGCGACCCCCGGACGGGGTGGTTTCGACGTACAGGCGGTCAGTCAGGCCCGGCTCGATCTCCTCGACCGCGGCGCGCCAGGCGTTGAACGCCTCGCCCCCGTTGTCGAAGTCGATCATCTCCAGGTTGCCCGACACCGAACCGCACACGATGCAGATCGCGTCCGGACCAATCTCAATCCACGCGGCCAGTTCGGCGGGGGTGGGGAGGCGTTTCTGGAATCCCGACCAGCGCGGCAGCGCGACACGCTTTTCGTCGCCCCGACGCAGAGCGGGAAGCACGCACAGCCCGGCGCTCAGGTACGCCGTAGCCGCGGGACCGAGTTGGAGTTCGGCGGTGGCGCTCAGAACGGGATCTCCTCATCCGGGATGCCGTACGTCATGCCCACCGGCTCGGCAGGCACCTCGGGCAGCCCTTCCTCGCTATCCAGCCGCGACGGCTTGTCGCCGAGCCGGTGCGCAACGACGCGCTCGAACTGGTCGCCGGCCTTCTTCTCAACCGTGATGTGGACGGTGGGCGCGAGGGCGCCCGCCTTGGCCATCTCGACGGCTTCCTCGGTGCCGCCTGGGACGGGTTCGACCGAGCGGGTCCGCCACCACGCCTCGGCCTTGGTGCGCGCGTAGCCGGTGTGGTCGAAGCAGACCCACTCGCGGAAGTAGCGATTGAATCCGACGCGGTACTCCACCCGCATCGTCAGCGGCGCCGATGGGTCGCTCCGCTTCATGTGGACGTGGTACGTCGTCTCGCTGACGTGGTGCTCCTCGCGGGTGGCCTGTCCGGAGAGGATGCCCTCGGTGCTGGCCTGCGCCTCGTGCTTCTGCTTGCTCGGCTCCGGGAACTGGTGCCCGCACTGCGGGCAGGTCTGGTACCCGGCGGCGATCAACGCCTGGCATTGCGGACATTCCTTCGCCGGCGCCTCGCCCTCCCCGCGGTCGAACGTCTCCACCCGCACGGCGTCCACGGGCCCGTGCCGCAGGACATTGCCGCCGAAGTCGAGCACGAGGCAGTCGGCCTTACCCGGGTGCAGGCGGAAACCCCGGCCCACCATCTGGTAGTACAGCCCGGGCGACATCGTCGGCCGCACCAGCGCGACGCAGTCGATGTGCGGGGCGTCAAACCCCGTGGTGAGCACGTTCATGTTGCACAGGTACTTGAGCGCCCCAGCGCGGAAACGATCGAGGATCGCGCTGCGCACTCCCGAGGGCGTCTCGCCCGAGACGAACCCGCACTCAACTCCGTGCTTGGACCTCAGCACCTCGACGATGTGCTGTCCATGCCGGATGCCCGACGCGAACATCAGCGTGGCGTTGCGGTCCTTCGTGTGCTCAACGAGTTCGGCGCAGGCGCCCTCGACCAGGCCGTCCTTGTCCATGAGGTCCTCGACCTCGCTGGCGACGAACTCTCCGGCGCGGACGTGCAGGTCGTCGGTGGAGATTTTCTGGAGTCCCGCCTTCGTCCTCAGGGGCGACAGGAAACCCTGCACGATCAGCTCGCGGACCCCGACCTCGAAGCAAATGTGGTTGAGAATGTTCTCGGCGGCGCAGATCGGGCCGGACTTGAGCCGGTAGGGCGTGGCCGTTAGCCCGATGATGCGGACGTGAGGATTGACGACCTTGGCGTCGGCGATGAACTGGCGGTACATCCCGTCGTCCTCGGCGGGGACCATGTGCGCCTCGTCTACGATGATCAGATCCACCGGGCCCAGGTCGCACGCCTTCTTCCAGATGCTCTGGATGCCGGCGATCGTGACGGCGTAGCCGAGGTCCTTGCGCTTAAGACCTGCCGAGTAAATGCCCATGGGCACATCGGGCGCAATCACCTGCAACTTGTCGGCGGCCTGCTCGAGGAGTTCCTTGACGTGGGCCAGGATGACTACGCGGCCGCTCCATTGAGACACCGCGTCGCGGCACATGGTGGCGATCACCGGCGTCTTACCGCCGCCCGTGGGGATCACCACGCACGGGTTGTCATCGCGTGCCCGCAGGTGCTCGTACACCGCGGCGATGGCATCGGATTGGTAGGGACGAAGCTCCATCAGGGGACTCCCACTTCGTGAACGCCGCTCTCTACAATCACCTGATGCGAGTCACCGTATTGATCCTGACGCTCGCGGCAGCCTCGCTTTCGGCCTGCCGTTCGACGCCCGACGTACTGGAGACGGGAGCGGCCATGATTCAAGTTGAGGTTCTGGGTTTCGGTGACTGTCCGAACACCCCAGAGTTTCTCCGGCGCGTGCAGATGGCGGCCACTCGTGTGGACGGCGCGCGAGTTGTGTACGTCGATCAGGAAGCACTGCCCGAGCATGACGTCCGTCGCGGATACCCAACGCCGACGGCGCTGGCGAACGGACGAGACCTGTTTGGGCTTCCTGTTCCAACGACGCCGAGCATGGGCTGCCGAATGTATGAGGGCGGACTGCCCAACGAAGACGCGATCACTGCGCGACTGCGGATAGCCACTGCTCGCTGATCTCAACCGGTCTGTGGCAATCCGCATCACGCATTGATCTCCGTGATCTCCACCAGCACCTTGCCTCCCGGCGTCACCGGGCCGCGTTCAACTTCCAGCCGATCGATCTGCGAGTCGTCGCGGTACGCGCCGCCCTTGGCGAGCGCGTCCAGCAGCGCCTTCTGCACGTTGTCGATGTCGCGCCGGCGATGATCGGGCGGGCAGACCGTGACACGCACCGCCAAGCGCCCGTTCATCCGCGCCACTCGCATCGCCGCGAGGGCGGCGCACACGTCCCTGCGGTAGCGCCGGCCCTCGCGGCTGATGATGGTTCTCGCGCCCACGCGCCGCCAGATGTGATTGACACTCGGCGGGTACGGGAGCTCGAGGAGCCGACCGGATGGAGTCAGCGTTTCCAGGGCGGCGTGCTCCCCGGGCCCGCGCCCGCGGCGGGACGCGGGGCCGTCCC